CCATTAAAAAGGAAATTTTATAATATTATAAATAATCCGCTAAACACTTTATTTGGCGAAGAAGCCAAGAGAAGAAGTGATGTTAGAGCCATAGTAATTAATCAAACGGCTATCAATAATAAAGATGAGGAATTTAAAGAAAAGCTTATTCAGTATCTAACAGCAACTGCTCAACAAGAAGCTATAGATGAAGAAGATTTTAAAAAGAAATTATCTGAATTAGATAGATATAAGAAATATGATCTACAATCCTCCCATGAAAGAATGGCTAATGAAATTATACAAGTACTATCTAATGATAGAAGAATAAATATAAAGAAGACTTTTAATAAAGGATGGCAATCTTTAAACATTATTGGAGAATCTATTTATAGAGTAGGTAGTATAGGAGATGAACCTTGGTTATTTAATGTTAATTCTGAAAGGTTTCATGTTATGGGTATGGGAGAATCTCATTTAATACAAGATGGTTTTGCATGGATAGAATATGACTATATGCATCCTAATAAAATTATAGAGGAATTTAATAGAAGTCTAACTGATTTCCAGGTAAAGAAAATTCTCGATAGACATATAAACGATGTTTTTGCTAATAATATAAATCCCATAGCCGCTACTACTATAAATGACGAAGGTAGCTTCACCATTGGAGAAGGTACTAATTCTGTATCCGATGGAAATACTTTTTATTCTATAGATGGAAACTCTATAAATGGGAATAATTGGACTAATGAAAATGGAGATATTAGAGTTGTTAGAGTACAATGGATTTCTCCTAGAAAAATAGGAGAATTAACATATATTGATGAGTTTGGAGATGAACAGAAAATGTTTGTTGATGAATATTACTTAGTAAATAAAGAGTTAGGACAGACTGTAGATTGGTTTTGGATTAATGAAGTGTGGGAGGGTATTAAGATAGGTGCCGATATTTATATAAATATTAAACCTTTGGATGTACAAATGAGAAGTATAATTAATCCTGCCATAGTACTACCTTCATATATAGGAGGTATCCAATCAATATTAGGAGGAGTAGCTAATTGTGTAATTGATGATATAAAGACTTACCAAGAAGATTATAATGTATGGATGTTAAAATTAAAACAACTCTGGGTACAACATTTAGGTAAAGCAGCCGTAATAGACGTAAGTAGAATCCCCTCTCACATGGGGACAGAGCAATGGTTTCATTGGTTAAAGACTTTCGGTATATCATTTGAAAATCCTTTTGAAGAAAGTGCTAAGGGTCAATTATCCGGTAATATGCAACAAACTGGTAGAAATATTGACTTATCTCATGCAGAGGAAATAAATCAAGCAATTCAGTATTTAAGTTATTTAGAAGCTCAAATAAATAAATTAGCTGCGGTTCCTGAACCTAGACAAGGAAATATGACAGGTAATGAGGGGTTAGGTGTTTCTCAAGAAGCAATTATGAGAGCTACTACTCAAACAGAAGTTAAATTTCAATTACATGAGGACTTTAAAGCATATTGTTACACATCTCTTATAGAGTATACTAAAGTATTATGGAAAGATAAAAAAATAAAGAGACAATATATGCTAGATGATTTATCTAATTATCTTATAGATATAGATGGTGCAATTCTTAATGAAGCTGAATATGGGATACAAATTACTAATGGTACTAAAGTATTTGAAATGGAGAATACTATTAATCAATTAGTACATGCTGGAGTACAGACAGGAGTAGTAACATTATCTGATGTAGCAAAAATGAATCTTAGTGCTTCTATATCAGAAAAAATAGCCTTACTGGAGAGTGCAGAAAGTAAAAGAATGGAACAACAAAATAAAGCAGAAGAAATAAGACAACAAACCCAACAACAAGCTCAACAAGCAGAGATGCAAATTTCACAAATGCAACACCAACAAGAGTTAGAAAAACTTGATAAGGAATATCAATATAAAATACAGATTGAACAAATGAAATTAGCCGATAAAATGGATTCAGATGTTTATAAACAAATATCAGAAGATGATAATAATAATGGTATAGAGGATCAAGTAGAATTAGATAAAGAACTTATAAAACAAGATACTGAAAGAATGAAGCTTGAATCAGAAGAGAGAATTTCAGATAAAGAATTAAGTCTCAAGGAGAAAATAGAATTTGAAAAACTTAAAGTTCAAAAAGAAATAGCTAATAAAAACGCTATTAGTAAATAGTAAATAATATATATATATTAATAGTATAAATTAATTAAATATAATTTTGAATAAAATGAAAGAAAATAAGAAAACCGATGATGAATTAATTCCAGAATTTAGTTTTGAAGGAGATTTTATAGAAATTGATACGGATAATCTAGAAACAATAGAACCTTCAAAATCTAATGAAGAAAATGAGGAAGAAACTATAGTAAAGAAGGACGAGGAAGATGATAAAGAATATTTTGAATATGATTCTGAAAAACCTAGTGAAATTATAGAAGACGATGTAATTAATGAAGATTTATCGGAAAAACCTGCTGATGTAGAAACAGAAGAACAAGAAGAGAATTTATATAGCGGTATAGCAACCTTATTAAGAGATGAGGATATTCTGGATGGTATTCAGGATGATGATATATCTAATATCACTGATTCGGAGACTCTTGTAAAAGCTCTCAATAATAAAATTAATCAAGTTGTTGATGGGACTCTTAGTGATATAAATAGTAAATCACATAATGCAATTTCTCATTTTATAAACGGAGGAACAGAAGAAGAATATGTAAAAGCATTTAATAATAGAGGAGATGCTTATACAACTTACACAGAAGAAGATATTAAAGATAGTATAGAGATACAGAAAAAGATTGCTGATACTTACTTTAGAAAAACATCTCCTAAAATGACAGAGAAAGTTAGAAAGAGAACTGTTGATAATATAGTAGAAATTGATGGAGAAGATGTTGTTATGTCCTTACAACAAGAATTAGTTGAGATGGATGCTCAAGAAAAAGAGGAATTTGCAATTCAAGAAAAAATTAAACAGGAAGAAAGAATAAACCAACAAAAGATATTTCAACAAACATTAAGGGATAATACATTAAATACAGTAGAGTTTCTTCCGGGTAGAAAATTAGATAAAAAAACCAAGGAGAAAATATATAACAATATAACTCCTACGGTAGATAAAATACAAAAAGACTTTGTTAAGTATGCTCCAATATTAGCTTATTTAGATCATTATAATATATTAGATGGCGACTTTACAAAAGTAGTAAAAGATATACAAACTAAAAAGAATGCAGACTTGGGCATGTTATTTAGTAAACATAAATCAAAATCACATACAAGTAATAATAGAAAAACGGAAGAAGAGAATGACATTAATTGGATGGCTAAGGAATCTCTGCGACGTAAAAAATAAATTTTAAAATAATAACAATGGCTAGACAAAAATTAGTAGAAAACGAATTATTTGAAGGAAAAGAATGGCACGGATTTACAGCAAAAACACACCTTGTAAATGCGTTTGATTGGAATCCTACAGATATTATGGAAAAAGTCACACAATTACAAGATGTAAATCTTGGTGAAGACTTTGTATCCATGATTAACAGACATGGTACACATTATATTGAAAAAGGAGCTGACGAGTATGAATGGTATTTAGATTCATATTACCGTTCTAATTATGAATTGTTAGATGTTTGGGAAGATAGAAGTGGCACTACTGAATTAGGTACTACTATAGGTCTTAAACCTGGAGCTAATAGAAGTAGATTCTATATGGATTTTAAAGACAAGGTTTTTAGTGTAACTGAAACAATTGTTGGAGAAAAACCAGACATATATACTTTATATATTGCCGAAGAACCTTTTAATGTAGGTGGTGATGTTTGGAGATATTCTGTTGAATTAGTATCTCAGGGAGCAGATGATTATATTCCTAAAGAAGAATTAGAAATTGGTACTCGCTGGTCTTGTGATGCAGGATTGGTTACATCTACTTTAGCAGATAGAGGAGTTGATATTAGTTTTAATTCTCGCACTAAACTTAATGGTTTTTTATCTTCTTTTAGAATGCAACATACAGTTGCTGGAGAAATGACTGAATTAAAACCTATGGGTTTCTTTATTAAGAATCCTAAGACAGGCAAAGGACAACAAATGTGGTTATCTAATGTTGAATGGGCTATGCTTACTAAAGCTAGATATATGACTGCCGCTTTAGTACAAAATGGTAAGTCTAATAAATGGGCTAACGGTGAGTATGGTAATTATGATAAAAATGGATATGCTATCAAAGCAGGTTCAGGTTTTAGAGAACAATGGGCATCTTCTAATAAGTATACTTTTAATTTAGAACCAGATTTAGACTTTCTTACTCAAGTAGCTTTAGATGCCGTAGTAGGTAAAGTAGATAGAAGTAATAGAAAGATGATAATTAGAGCTGGAGAATATGGTATTGCTGCTTTAGCTACTATGGTACAGCAAAAAATAGGTGCTAGTGCTATTCAATATTTAGGGGATGCTTCTGGTAGAGCTTATAAATGGGGTAATAAAAATTATGCCAATGATAATGAATTAGGAGTTAAATTAGGTCAATTTTCTCATGTAGCATTAATCAATGGTATTGAGTTTCATTTTATGATTGACCCTTCTAAGGATGATCCCGCACGTAATAAAATAGAGTTTCCTAGTGGAGGATTGGCTTCTTCTTACGAGTATGACATCATGGGTTTTGGTGGTACAGATGAAAAATCTAATATGCAAATTGTACGTAGAAAAGGACAAGCTCCTGTTTGGGGAGAGGTTGCTGGTATGAGAGGGTTTACCGCTAACGGTATTACATCATTTAGTAATCCTAAATCTATGGCTACTTCAATTGATGGTTCTACAATTCATTATCAAGATTTTGGAGTAGGAGCTATTGTATGGGATCCTACAAAAGTAATCCAATATCATCCTGAAATTTTACAACAATAATTAAATAAAAGGGAGGCTTAATACCTCTCTTTTATAATCTAATAGATTAAGGAAAAATGACTATAAAAAATACAATTACTAAAAAACCAATTACTAAAACTGCCTCTGAAGATTTAACTAATCAATTGCTATTGGATAGAATTTCTAAATTAGAACGTCTTTTGGAGAATAAAACAGATATTTCTACAGACAAAGAAATTTATACTGAAAATGTAAAAACATCAACTAAACAAAGCCCTTTAATGCCCGGTAAAATTGTAGAAATTATACCTATTAAAAGAGGTGCTACCAATTTTATTGATGATAGCGATCAGGCTACTATGTTAGATGGTGTAAGCAAAAGTATTGTAACACCTATGTCTTCTAAATTAAAGAGATTAATAGATCCCTTAACTACTTCTGAGAGAGAATATTTAGAAGAAGTCTTAGGATTAAACTTAAATATTCACTCAAGAAATAGTAACGCTATTCATGATAGTTTTTATGTAAGTTATGATGCTAGAATAGTATTTAAAAAGAAATCAAGATCAGTAGAGTCAGCAGCTAGAAAGTTTAATTTGGGAGATCCTTTAGAATTTCTTTTATATAAGATATGTTTATCTAGTCCGAGAGAAATTCTAAAG